GCGCCAATGGCGATCTCCGTATCAAACACCCTCAGCCGTTCTGCGTGGGATGCCGGATACCGTCTTACGTTGGCCAGCACCGCCAGATTGTCCAAATCCTGTCCTACGGCGGTTTGCAGGTACGCGCCCCGCTGCACCTTGTCCAGTTCCAGGTAGGACTCCTCCAGTGCATAGGCCCCAGCGCCTAACGCCGTCTGGATCATCGACCCCTCCCGCTTGTCCAGGGAATTGGACACCCGGTCCAGTTGGGCTTGCAGAAGATTTTGGTAGGTCTTCGCGGTAAAATCAATCATTTTATGGGTACCTCCATGCTGCCGGGAACATCGCCAAATACCGTCTGAACCGTGAATGCAGCGGTGAGACTGACACCGTTAAAATGCCACTGGAAATCCTCTAACCTGAGGATCCGGTTATCCGGCAGAAACGCATCCTCCAATCTCCGGCGCAGCTCTGAGGCGGCGTAGCCTGGGTCCGTCCCCAGCAGGCCGTCATAGTCCGTACCGAAATTCGGCGTATAAATCTGCCACTTGTACCGCTCCACGTGAAGGATGACCTCTACCGCCTGCCGGACGGCTTCCCAGCCGTCACCATATCCGCGCAGCCGGTTTGTCACCGGATCCGCGATCCAGGTGAGGGATGGCTGGTCTTGGAAAATTATGCCTTTGCTGAGGTCAATACTGGCTTGCGGAAGCATGGTCAGCCCTCCTTCTCAAAAACACGGGATAGGATGATAAACTGCTGCCCCCGCATGACCCGCAGGAGCAGGACCTTGTCGCCGGTTTCCAGCTTTTTGTTCAGAATAATGTAGCCGCCCTCCACAGGGAGGGGGATTCCTCGCTCATAACACTTGATGTCCTGCAAACGCCCGTCCGATGTAAAAGCGTCCTGGTCCAGGGCGCTTTCCGTATGAAATAGGCTGTCCAGCGCCGTGCCGGTCTCCCCTTCTTCTGTGCTATGGGAATGGCTCAGATCCGGCAGGGCGTGGTCGTGGCGGAAGCCCGCCGTGATATGTTCATGCTTGAGGACAGGGATTTTCTTCTCAATCACTGCCGCTGTCAGCAGCAGCGCGGCTTCCGGAATAGGCGCCATGTTTTCCCGGATTTTTACCTCCAAGGGCTTCTCGCTGGTCACAGTGCCGATGGCCAGGTCGGACAGGCCGTACCCCTGCATGGAAGATTCCGTGATCTGATGGAGAATGTCAATCATGTCCATTGCTATACTCCCAGCTCCTGCACATCGAAATCCATCGTGTGCAGGTCGTTTTTAAACGTATGGCTGACCCGCTCCAGCAACACCAAACCATGTAAATTGATATCCCCAAGGTTATCTATATCCATCATGAGCATCTGTCCCGCCCGGATGCCCAAAAGGCCAAGCGCCTGCACCTTCAGCGTCCGAAACCGGCGGTTGTGGTATTTGAGCATGGCCCGTGCCTGGGATTCTACTTGGGCGTCGTTCATGGCCCCGTCTACTGTCTGATAGAGCTGCAAAAGGCCCCATTTACCGATGTTGCCGCTATCCATGACCTGGAACACATCCGCCCTGCCCGTGGTCTCATTGGGACGGGAGAGCTTGATGGAATTGTAGGTCTGCTGGTCAATGTCGGTTTTGTAGCTATAGTCTGTTAAGAGAGAACAGTTTCCGACTACGCCCTCCGCTGTCATGGAACCCGCTTCCCGCAGGGACAGCGCACCACCGTCATCAAAAAAGGTATACAGCGTCCCAGTGGCCAGCAAAGTCCGCTGTAAGGCAGTAGAGATGATGTCCAGGCATGTCTTTTCCTCCATAATGAGTGTGGGGATCGGGTAGCCGGTGTCATCCAGACGGCCTGCCGTCAATTGAAAAACCCCCCCCAAATCTGCGGAGTTGTTTCCTCCCCTCCCAATCTCGGTGATGATCTCCCCTGCCGTCCGGCCGGTAAAGCAATAACTGGCGCTGGCTTTCAAATAACGGAGCTGGTCATAGCAGGTAACCTCGATAACAGCGTACCGGTCCCGGGATTTGGTGAACACCCATCCCAGAAAAATCAGTTGGCCGTCTACAGAAAACCGGACCGGGTCACCCTCCACGAAGGAGACGCCGCCGGACGCGTTGATGGTGAATTTTAACATGCCTGGGGAACCTGTACGATTGGTGGTATAGGTGGCCGTCTGGACCTGCGGGGCCGCGTCCCATGCCTTGCCGGTGCGCTTCTCCAAAATAATTAGTTCGTAATTCATCCGCCCACCGCCTGGATTTGGCTTGCCCTTACCCAGCCCTTCGCTGCACCGGATTCGGTGGTAATATGATAGGGGTAGAGCCGCTGGGGGTCATTGGCTATAATGCGGGATATCCTGCCCTGGAAGCCGGAAAGGGAGACATGTGGGTCATCCCCCCGGCTGGAATACCAGCAGTCACCGTTGACGGCCACAGCCTGGCCTACGGTAAGCTGGCCCTTGGGAACAGAGCGGGTTTGTTCGGAAACAGCGGAGACAGGCGCGGTGGGGCTGGATTGCTGAAGCTTTACCGTTTTGGGGGAATAATCGCGGTATTCACTCAGCGCAATGTCATAGTAAAAATCTCCCGTTTCCCCGCCGCGTTCCTCGGTTTTAAAGCGGGTCACCAGAACCTCCATATTGGTGTCAAAGATAGGTTCTCCGGATTCAGTGCACCGGTTGGCGACAAAACGGGTCACCCGCTTTTCATCCATCGCGGCTTGCAGGAATTCGATGTAAAACTGCGGCGGCTGGAATCCGCCGGAAGTCAGCACCGCTCCCATATCCGGCCGTCCGGGCAGGAGCCCAGACCAGGAGACCGTCCGCAGTTTCGGCGTACGGGGGATCATAATAGGGCCTACGCCCAAGACATTGTAATTACCGTTGTCGTTGTCCTGTGTGATGGAATAACTCTCTGGGTTCACTGGGAGACGCAGCACCGTGCCTTCGCTGGAGAGATAGAGACCATATTTGTTTTCCATGTGCGGCTCCTTTACGTGTAGGACAGGTCTGTGTGGCTGGCAGCCTGCTCGAGCAGGATATCCCGGATGGCTTCCGCCAAGAACTGCTTGTCCAGTTCGGTGTCGCCGGTGTTCTGCCCACTGACATTGATAATGGGCGTCTGGGCAGTCAGGTTAATGTTATTCACGTACGCCCGGGTCGCCATGTCTACCAATAGCTTGACATCCTCCTCAGAGAGGGCTACGCTGTTGCGGATGGCTTTGGTATCTGCACCGATGCCGTCCAGTGCGGTGGCAATGCCAGAGGTTGCGGCGAGCGCGCCATAGTCGAAACCAGTTCCGCCAGTCTGGCTCATGTAGTTGGAAATGTTGAAATTGTCCAGTGCCGCGCCTGCATCGCGGCCCATCTGGGAGCCACGATCCCAGGCGTCATCGTACTGTATCTTGGTCATGCGCTGGATTTTGATTTCGTTCTCACCAAAGGAATCCGCCCAGTTTTGTACGTTGGACCGCCAGCCATTTACTGCCCCCGCTAAACTGCTGCCGAAAACAGCATCGATGGCGCTGGCAATGCTTTGCAGGATGCCCAGCACCCAGTCTGCCAAATCAGCAAAAAGGTGGGCGATGGCCGCCACGGGGTTATTGAAAACATTGGCGAAAAATTCAGCAAACGCAGAAATCAGGTTCCATGCGTCCGCTGTCAGGTTGTTCCCCAGAGCGAACAGTTCGTATAGCACGCCGCCCACTATGCCGCCTATATCCTCCCAGGTGGCGCCCATCTGGCGGGCCATGTAGATCACCAGGGCAATGCTCCCAACAATCAGCAGCAGCGGCCAGTTGGCAGCAGCCCAAGCAGCTCCCGCCTGAACCGCCGATGCCGCCATAACCGCGCCAACAGCCGCCGCACCAACAATCAGAATTGTGGAGACCATATCCCAGTTCCCTGCAATAAATGCCGCGCCGCTCTCCACCAATCGCAGCAGCCAAAGCAGCATTCCCCCGCCCATGCGGACGGCGGCAATAAAGCCGTTGAGGGCGTCCCGGCCCATGTCGCTATTGAGGAAGCCGTTCAGCTCCTCCAGTACAGGGCGCAGGGCGTTAAGCCCCTCGTTTTTAACCATCGTCATAGCCTGTCCGAAGGTCAACGGCACCGCTTCAAATGCGGCGTTGGTTTCCTCCGCCGCTGAGAAAACAGCGGCTTTGACTACTTCAGACGTGATCTTCCCTTCGCTGGCCAGCTCCCGCATCTGCCCGATGGTTACACCCATGTAATCTGCAATAGATTTTGTGATGGTGGGAGCCTGCTCCAGGACGGAGTTCAGCTCCTCGCCCCGCAGTACACCGGAGGACATTGCCTGGGTCAGTTGGAGAATGGCGGCCTGCGCTCCCTGGGCATTGGTCCCTGCCAGGGCAAACTGTTTGTTGATTTGCTCAGTAAAGGCCACAACCTCCGCTGTACTGTCAAACGCGTCCCCAGCCAGCGTCCCCAGCTTCGCCGCCATATCGGCAGTATCCTGGTAATTGCCCCGGGAACGCTGGGCGGCCTGGAAAATCATGTCCTGGGTCTCCGGCGTTGTTTGCCGTCCATCATTCATGCGCTCCAGGCGGGCTGTGGTCTGGATCCAGGTGTCGGACAGGTTGATGAGACTCTGCGCACTGCGCAGGCCGATGTAAGCCGCCGCAAGCGTTTTCAGCGTGGAGGTCAGGCCGCTAGCAGCGCGGGCCCCTTCCCGCATGGCATTGTTCATTTTCTTCTGATGGTCCGCAGCGCGGCCGGTGGAATCGGACATTTTCCGGGCAGCGTCCGCATTGGCTTCCGTAGACCGGGCGGCGCGGTCTCCCTCCCCCGCCATCTCCGCCAGGGCCTTGCCGCTCTCCCTCGCAGCGGCGGTAAAGCCGTCCTGGGTTTGGGAGGCAGTCCGCATGCTGGCGGCGGCCTGGCGGCCAAGATTCAGATAGGAGGCGAAAACGGTGGAAAAGCTATCGTTCAGCACCAGGGTTTCTACAATTTTTGCCACGTGTTTTTACCTCATTTCACCTGGGGGCGGCTGCGCAGTTCCTTAAGGGCCATTTCCAGCATCAGGGCCCTTTCCCGTTCCGGTAGCTCCGCCACTTGTCCGGGATGCCATCCGTGGTTGACAAACATGTAGTAGGCCAGCATGGTGTCCGCATCGCCCCCGGCTATCAGTTTTTTGCGTCTTCCTCCATGTCATCACGGAACCCGGACAGATCCATCACCGCGTCCATCAGCCGCTTATATTCACCAGCCAGCAGCATCTTTCCCGGGACCTCCAGCGGATCCATTGTGCTGTAGGCTTTGCAGATGTCCTCACTGGAGAAGTCCGGTTCCACGGTAGCGGCCACGATGATGCGGCTGGAGTATTCCGCGTTGTCCAGCTCCTTTTCGCCGCGTGCGCCGCCCCTCACCAGCCGCATGGACCGCTTGCTGAGCTGGGCGTTTTCTTCCTGGGTCAGGGCGCGGATTTTGAAGGGGACGGGCCTGCCGTCCTCGCCAAGGAAGCGGCTGGAAATGATGATTTCTTTTGTTTCATTACCCTCGACAGGGTGCAAAAATGCGTACAGGTTGCTCATACTTTCCTCCTTAACTGCCCAGTTGGGCAGGTTGATCGTTGAAGCGGCTGAGGACTTCAAAATCCTCATAAGTAAACGAAAAATCAAAAGACAGCATATCGGCGTCTGCGTCTAGGACGGCGATAGGGACAGTACCGGACAGCTTGCAGTTGTAATAGGCAATAGTCTGCACGCCAACGGACGTGGACTTGTCATCGTTGGTGGTCTGGAGGGTGAAATAGGGCATTTCCCCGGTTCTGACATATTGGGAGAGCATGTCCACAAACAGCGGCGTGCCGTAGTAGCAAGTCCCGGTTCCGTTCTGCTTGACGCCGCCGGGCTTGTTTTGGATGCGCTTGGTGCCGATAACCTTCATATCGGTTCCCTGGATTTCGGCCTGGGTCTGGATTTTCTTTGCGCCAAACAACTCCTGCACCTTGCCGCCCACCGTAACAAAGGCTTTCCCTGCCGCACCGTGAAGGGTATCCCTTTCTAACAGAAAACTCATATCGCGTACCTCCTTATAACACCGTAACGGTCATATAGATCTTCTCGACCGCGTCCGCAAGCCAGAAGGATAGGTTGATGATGATGCTGTCGATGGAGTCGCCCACCAAAACTTCCACGTCCTCCCCGGTGGGCCTCTCCCGGAGCGCACCTTTACTGTACATCTTTTTCATGTAGTCCAGAACCGCGCCCTTGAATAGCCCCCGGCCTTCCTCCGTGTTGTTTACCTTCCCTTTGTAATGCAGAGAGAACTCCCGGTAAATATCGTTGGCCAGGTTGCTGCATGTGCGCATGGAACGATTTTTGTGGAAAACCTCGCCGGTCTCCTCAGTATAGGTGGTCAGGGTGTTGATGTCCGTCTCAATACGCACTTGTCCAAATTCCTCCGACAGTACGATATCCCCTCCGAGGATCGCTGTCTCGATTTGGCTTCCAGTGAGACGGGGGGCCACATCGACTGCGCCAGGATAGGCCGCACAGGACAGGGATTGATAGTACTGCGCTCCCGCTTCCGCACCAGCCAGCCACCAGACGGTATCCTGGGGCGTCAGCACCTCGCCGCCGTCCAGGACTACGCCGGACTTGCAGTTAATGACAAAACGGCTGTCCGCATGATCCGCGCCGGTGGTAACCAGTTGGGCGTAGCGGCCTTCCTGGGAAGAAATGCGCTTAACGAACGCCGCGAAAGCGTCCCGGACTGTGTTGTCCGTTCCGTCATAGGCAAGAATGTCAAAGCTGTAAGGCTCCAGCGCCGTTAGGAAATCAGGATACGCGGAGGGAGCGGGCGTCCCATCCGCGCCGCCCGCAAGGGTAACGCCTGCCACAGCCGCAAGCGGTCCACTGCCAGAGAATTGCACCCAGGCATTGGGGTGCAGATCCGCCACAGTGGCAGCGGGCTGCTGGTCCACCTGGACACCATCCACCAGGGTATCAACAAGGAATACGCCTTCCGCATCCACGTTTTCGGCAACAACGATGGAAATGTCGTTCCCTCGTGCGCCGGGGTACCGTGCGGTCGCTGTCACGCCTTCAGACACAGAGGCGCTTGCCGCCGCCGAATCCGCCGCTGTTGGGCGGTAAAGCAGGATCTTCGTAGGCGCTCCGGTCACGTCAGTGCCTTTCAAGGCTTCCCGCAGGAAGCGGGCTTGGGGCGCAGTGATGCCGTAACCGATATAAGGAGTCACATCCGCGCTGGGGTCGATGGTCATGATCTCGCCCACAGGCCCCCAGGACAGCGGATGGATGCCTGCCAGAACCCCACGTTCGCCGGGGGTCAGGGTTCGGGCGCCCTTGCTGGTGAAATTGATGTAAATTCCAGGACGGACCTTATTCTGGGCCGTCCAGTTGCCGCCTGCCATCAGCGTTTCCCTCCTTTGGCATATTTGTCCAGGATAGCCTTCGCTTCCTGTAGGGTGTAGGCCGGCTTCGTCAGGATTGCCCTGGCGAAGTCCGGCTGGTATCCAGCCAGGGCCTTGCTTTGCAGCAGTGCGCTGGTGGGATAAATTTTTTCTGCTCTTGCCTTGGTATCGCTCATGGTCAAACCTCCATGTTCAGCGCCTGGATGCTCTGCATCAGGGCCGCGTCCTCCGCCTGGGTGAGCCGCAGGCGGAGCTCGAATTTATAGTGCAGGGTACTGTCCGTGATATCCCAGCGGCGGTCATAGGCACGAAGCAGGACCGCCGCGCCGGCCTTCTCCATCGAATACGGGAAGGTCTCCAACATCTGATCCATCACGTCCGCCGCCATCTGCAAACGGCTCTCCTCCCGGACGGTATAGAACCGGTCCTGATACACCAGGTCCAGCCCCAGCCGCCGCAGGAGCAGTCCGCTGGGCTGCGGGGATATCTTCGCAAAGATCTGGCGGAGGAAGAGGGCGGGAGACCTGGTACCCTGCTGGTTTGGGTCTGCGTAGAAAGACGCGCCGGGCAGAACTGGGGCCAGATGATCCGCCAGGGAACGGGACAGGTCGGGCATAGTGAAAATCATTGGAACATCTCCTTCGCAAGTTTATCCAGCTCCTTTTCGGCCACTTCCTTATACTTTTCCACGCCTGCCTCCTTCATGTAGAGACCGTCAACATACGTGGTCTTTGTTCCCACTACCAACCCGACATCCCTTGCGGGGTCATAGGATAGTACGCCCTCATCGTCCACATACAGACCTGGAACAAAGCGTTTATCTACCTCATGCCCGTCATTCACATAGCTGGCGTATTGCTTGTCGTTGGCGAGGGCAGTGATAAACTGACCGCCGGATTGGACCGGGACCGTTTGGCTGTCGGTAGCCCAGTGTTCCGCAAGCTCGCCGGTAATCGTATGGACGCCCCGAATCTCTCCGTCCTCAAACGTGTTGGGCGGTGTCTTTTCAACGGCTGCATCCACTGCCCGGAGAGTGGCGCCCTCCGCAATATCCGCCAGCCGCTTCCCGATCATAGGCTGGTGCTTCGCCAACTCCTCCATACGCTTTTGCAGTGCGTCACCCAGCGCCATCGTCCGTTCCCCCCTCCGCTTCCGCGTCCAGATACTCCTTTTGCAGCAGGGCGATTTCCTGGTGGGCCAGCCCGGGTATCACTGCGCCGAATGGCTCATAATAATGGACCGGTTCCCCGGCAAAGGCCCGGATGGCCTGCTGGACCTTTCCCAGACCCTTCCCCCGGCAGATCAGCAGCTCATCCCCTGGCCGCACATCCACGGCGTTGCCGCAGGCCAGCTTGTCATCCG